GGCGCTTATACCGTCTCGACCACGACGTTGGCGCGCACCACGATCCGGCAATCGTCGAACGCCAATGCCAAGGTGTCGTTCACGGTCGTTCCGCAAGTTGGATTGATCACGGCGGTCGAGGATAATATCGACGGCTTCATCGTCCCGAACACCGTCACCGGCACCACCTATACGACCGCGATCGCTGACGCTGACGGCTGGATTGTTCACACCACTGCAGCGTCATGCGCGGTCACGCTGTCGACCGCCGCCGGTATCGGTTACGGCTGGCAGTGCTGGTTCAGCAACCAATTGGCCGGGCTGGTGACGTTCACGCCGCAGAGCGGCCAGATCGACGGCGGCGCCAGCATGACGCTCGATTCGCAATGTGCGGTCAAGATTGTCTTTGATGGCACGAATTTCAGGAGCCTGACGCCGTCGGACGGCGGCCGATTCTAAAAGGCGCGCTCAATGGCACAATTCGGGCCGCTCGGCACGCAGCCGCTTGCTGTTGTGCCGCCTGCAACCGACGGCGGTGTTCAGGCCGGGTTGGCGGCGCGGACAACTACTGTAACCGAAGCGCGCGCGGCCGGGACATTCAGGGCAGCGCTGGCGGGCCGGTTCTCCGCTGAGCTTGGCTATACGACCTCGACGTTGCTGGGCCGCGCTGCGCTGGCCGCGCGCGGTTTTGGTGCTGCAACTGCCCGCGCTGCCGCAACCGGCAAGACTACACTGGCCGCGCGCGGGTTTGCTGCAGCGACGGCCCGAGCCGCCGCTACTGGTGCGGCAGCGCTGCGCGCGACTGTCACGGCGATGGCATCGGGTCGCGCGCAACCGCGCGGCACCGTGTCGTTGGTAGCCCGGCTGCAGGCTGCGGTCACGGCTCGCAGCACGATCTCGACAGCGGCAATATTGGCTCTGGCGGCAGCGCTCAAGGCGATGTCGTCGGCGCGCGCGGCGGCGACGGGCGCGCTTTCCCTCGGCGCGCGGCTTGCCGCCGAGTCGACCGCGCGCGGCTTGTTGACTGGCGCGCTAGCGCTGGTGGCGCGCACGATGGCCGCCACAACCGCTCGTAGCGCGGTCGTGACCGCGCTTGCCGTGGCGCTGTCGGCGATTTTCAAAGCGCAGTCGAGCGCTCGCGCATCAGCCAGCTTTGCCGCTAGCTTGAGCGCGCGTACGGCGACGGCGGTCAAAAGTCGTGCCGCCATGACCGGATCGGTCGTGCTGGCAGCACGTAGCTTTGCCTCGACCGGCGCTCGCGCAGCGATCACAACGGCGCAAGTGGCGCTGCTGGCGGCGCTGGTCGTGCTGCAAACCAAGTCGCGAGCGGCGGCGACTGCCACGGTGCCGCTGCTGGCGCGTGGCATCTCACAAGCTCGCGGCGCAGCTGGCATCGTCGGCAAAGTTGCGCTAGCGGCACGTACCGCAATGGCGGTGCAGGCCAGCGGGTTGATCGCGTCGCTGACCTTGCTGGCCGCCCGGATCACGGCCGCCAGTACGATGCGGGCGGCGACGGCGTTCAAAGCCGCGTTGGCAGCACGCGGTGCCGCCAATACGGCACTGGCGGCGGCGCTGAGCGGGCGGGCCGCACTGGCGGCTCGCAGCGCGGCGATTGTCCGGGCGTCCGGCGCATTGGCGGCGGTAATCTTTCTGCGCGGCATGACCGCTGTGCAGACGCAAGCGCGGGTTGCGGTAAGCCTTAAGGCGGCACTCTCGGCCAGTTTGAAGGCGGCAGCGCAGTCAGGCGGTGCGCTGATCGGCCGCGCCGCATTGGCGGGCCGCACGCTGGCTGCAGCCAGCATGCAGACACCGCGTAGCATCGCGTTCATTCTGCTGGCGGCGCTGCTGCGCGGTCAGACCACAATGCGGGCTGGTGCGCCGTTATTTGCCGCCAAGCTCGTTGGTCGCCTCACTGCACTGCTCAAGTTGATCGGCGCGATGGTGATCGCGCGACCGACGGCGACCAAGGGCAGCGCCACCGTCAGTGATCGTGCTGCAACCGCTGCAATGCTCAGCGACCGGCTGGCCAGCACCAGCGTCAGCGTCGATAGCGTTTTGAAAACGGCAGCGCCGCGCGATGCAGTCCGAGTTTCGGCAACGCCGGTCGATGCAGCGGCCAGTGCAGCGGAGATCAGCGACGCATGAATCTCTATGATTACGGCTCGCCCGTCATAGTGTCGGTGTCGTTTCTCGACCAGACGCAGACACCGCCGGTTCCGATCAATCCGGTGACGGTCAAGCTGCGCATACTTGATCCGAACAACGCCGAGCAAGTCATTACCAGCGGCTTTGCCAATCCGGCGATCGGCCAGTTCAATTTCACCATCAGCTGTCTGGTTGCCGGGGTCTGGTTCTACCGTTGGGAAGGCAGCGGCAATATCCAAGCCGTCGCCGACAGTCTGTTCGTCATCACCGCAACGAAATTCGTGGATGCCGGCGTATGACGTTTTCATACTCAGTCGATCAACTCAACACCAACCCGGTCTATTTCATTCGCGATCAGATCGGTGATGCCGATTCGACCGACCCGCTGTTGCAGGACGAAGAGATCGCCGCAGCGGTCGGTTCCAATAGCTCGATCTACAGCGCTGCCGCCGATTGCTGCCGCAAGATCGCCAACCGGTTCGCGCGCAAGGTCGATCAAGCCGCTGGCGGCATGAAGCTGGCATTCAGCCAAGCGTTCAAGGCTTACAGCGCGTCGGCGATTCGCTTCGATGTGATGGCGACACAGATCGGCAGCGGTGCCGGTGGCGCTGCTGGCACCGCTGGCGCATCGCTATTCGGCGGCATTTCGATCAGCGACAAGCTCAACAATGAACTGGATCAGAACCGGGTGCCGACGGTGTTCCGCATCGGCATGCATGACAATATGATTCCAGTGCCGCCAGCCGGTCAGGAAGAGACCGGCGAGGGCGATGGACCTGATTGATGGTTGCGCAGACGCTGTTCGAGCGCACTTGCGACGTTCATCGTATGCGCACTGTCGCCGGGCAAACGCCGGGCGTCGGCGACGTCGGCTATTCGGGTCCCGATCAGACCACGACGCCGACCGATACCGAAGGCGAGGACGTACTTTATACCGGCATTTCCTGCGCCATATCGCCGAGGGCCGCGGGTCGCACCAAGAACTCGTTACTGGCCGCCGACATTGTTTACCGGCCGACATGGTCCATTGTGTTGCCGCCGAAGGCAGTGCCGCGAAACGGTATTCGCGACAATGACATCGTGATCGACGACGACGGTTATCGTTACGGCGTGGCGGCGGCGATGTGGTCATCAATCGGCTGGCAACTGGAATGCATCCGGTTGATGCCGTAATGGCCGACATTTCCGACATCACGACGTTTCTGGCGACCAAGGTCGCCGGCATCGTCTATCCCAACGGCACGTCGTCGCCATCGATTGCGCCGATCTTTCCCGGCTTTTCCGCGCCGATGGACGTGCGCATTTTTGAGGGCTGGCCGTTGCCGGACCAGCTCGATCTCGACGTCGGCGGCAAGATGCTGATCGGCACGCCGCCGCAGCCTGAGCCGCGACCGAACGGGCCGGTCACCAATATCTCGATCTATCCGGTGCCTGGCGCGGCTGCGCCGTCGATCTATCAACTGCTCGATCAGACCTATGTCATCACCACGCCGAGCTACGGCATCGCGATATCGGTTTCCGGCACCGTTGTCACGTGCAGCGGGCAGCCAAACAGCGGCGAATACCTCAGCGCGATTATCGACCGCAACGCTGTCGTCAGCTCAAAGGTTGCACCGTTATCGGCATTGCTGGCCGATCTTGCGGCGCAAGCGGTCAGCGCCGGTTATGCCGCAACATCGACCGCGACCACGCTGACAATACCGTACAAGTTTCAGCTTGACGTACGCCAAGGCGGCGTCGGCACGCTCGGCAAGGTTTCGCATCGTCAACGTCAAGGCATCATGGTCACGGTGTGGGCACCAAACCATACCGCGCGCAGCGTCATCGCTGCCGCTGTCGACAATGCGCTGAAACAGGGGCCCGGCGACGTCAGCCCGAACGGCTGCCTGAAAATGAATCTGCCGGACGGCACCATGGCGCTGTTGTTGCCGTCGCACACCACGCAGACCGACGAGCAAACAGTGGTTTCGATTTACCGCCGCGATCTGGTTTACCTCGCCGAATACGCGACGCTGACCGCATTCCCCGGCTATGTCGTGACCTCGGTGCAAGTGCAGATCACCAATCAATACGGTCTCGGCCCGACTTACAACGCGCCGCCCGTCAACGCGCAAACCTAAAAGGGAGATTCGCAATGGCTTACAAATACGTCGTAACGCAGCCGTTCCACGGTTACGAAAAAGGTCAAGAGATCACCGATCCCGACGAGATTCAAAAGGTGCTCGCCGATCACGACTTCCGCGTCGTGCGCGTCTTGGTTGCCGACGACACGCCGCCGCCGCCGCCGCCAACAGGCTGACTCGCGCCTTTGGATCGGCCTACATAAGGAAACAAACACATGCCTGTGTTTTTAGACGGCCAACAAAATCTTGCTGCGTTGACGGTGCCGGGAGTCTACGGCGACATCATTCTCCCGACGCCATTGCTGCTCGGCCTGCCGACCAATATCGAGGGCTTGGTGGGCGTCGGCAGTTGGGGACCGTTAAATTCGTTGATTCCGGTATCAAAGCCGGTCGATTGCGCGGTGCAGCTCGGCCCGCCGAAAGTGCGGTTGCATGATATTGCATCGTATGTCTCGGCAGGCTCTCAGGTTGGCGGCGCGATTGGCTTTCTTTGCGTGCGGGTGTCTGACGGCACTGATGCGGCCGCTACGCTCATTGTCGGCACTGGCGGCACTTTTGCGAGCGGCACGGCGACGTTCTCGGCCAATCCGGCGCTCAACGATACGCTGACCATTGGCGGCACTACCGTTACATTCACCAGCCTGCTGATCGCGGCAACGTTGCCGCAGACGCTTGCCGATCTGGCGCAGGTCTTGAATTCCTCGGGCGACGCCAACCTGTCGCAAAACAGCTATACGGTCGCCGGCAGCGTGCTGACGATCACGGCGAAAACCGCCGGTACCGGCGGCAATTCGACCACGTTGGCGAAAGTCTCGACCGCGATCACGCTGTCGGGCGCAACGCTGACCGGCGGTTCCGGTTCTGGCGGCACCGGCTTGACATTGACGGCGAAATATAGCGGCACGCTGGGCAATCAGGTGACGTTCGACGTTGTCAACGGTTCGGCGGCGGGCAGCTATATGCTGATCGTGAGCTTCCCCGGCTTGATACCGGAGCAGTTCAACAATATCGCCGGCGCTGGCAACGCGTTTTGGGTCAACGCCGCCAACGCCATCAACAATGGCACCATCACGCACGCGCCGTCACAGATCGTGGTGGCATCGGCGGGCTCGGCAACGGCAGCGCCGACCTTGGCGACGCCGTTGACCATGAGCGGCGGCACCGACGGCGATGCCGGCGTTACCGACGCGATAATGATGGGTCAGGACATCGTGCCGCGCAAAGGCATGTATGCGCTGCGCAGCGCCAATGTCGATGGTTTCACGCTGTGCGATCTGACCACCAATGCCGATTATGCGGCGATTGGTTCGTTTGCGCTCAGCGAAACGTGCATCGGCGTGTTCGGCACGGTATCGGGCGACACCATCAACAATTGCCTTGCCACGCGCATCGGCGCTGGCATCGACTTGCCGTGGTTCTGGCTGATCTTGGGCGATTGGCCGACGTTCTATGACAGTTACAACGGGCTGTCGCGGCAGATCAATCCGAGCGCGTTCGGCATCGGCATTATCGGCAATTTGTCGCCGCAACAATCGCCGTTGAACAAACCGCTGCAAGGCATCTCGTCAACGCAGCGCACGATGGCGGGACAGACTTACAGCGAAGTCGAATTGTCGCTGATTAACACCGGCGGCATCGATACCATCCTGGGACCGCAATCGTCACCGGGCGGCTATTACTATTCGTTCGCCACTGGCCGCAACTGCTCGAGCAACACGGCGGCAAACGGCATCGAATATACCCGCATGACCAACTTTCTGATCCGCACGTCGCAAAGCAAGGCGGCCGGATCGTTCGTTGGCCGCTTGCAGTCGATTCAGCCGAACGATCAGACTCGCGCGCAAGCCAAGGCGTTGTTCGATGGCTTGTCGGCGCAACTGGCCTCGCCGCAAGTAGGGCTCGGCATTAACGGCCAGGGCATGATCGACATTCCGTGGTTGGTTACTTGCGACTTGACCAACAATCCGCCGAACTTGCAGGCACTCGGCTACCTGTTCCTGTATTGGCAAGTCCGCTACCTGAACGTGATCCGCTATTTTGTCGTCAAGTTCATGGGCGGCGGCAATGTCACGGTGAACGTGCAATCGCAACCGCCGAACGCGACGCAATTCCCCGGCGCGGTCAACACGCTGGCGGCGTGATCGCGGCGCTTTGAAAAGGAGACAAGGCAATGCCCGTCAACAATATGAACGTCGGCGTCGATTACGCGTTCCACTATTACGACGGCGGCACTGGCACGTTGATCAATCTCGGCGACGTACAGAGCGTCCGTATCACGTCGATGAAGCACGACCTGAAATCAATGCCGTACAATGGCCCGCCGCGCTATGGTTACGTGCCTGACGGTTTTCGTGTCGAGTTTGTCATTGTGCGCAACACGCCGACATGGGAAGCGTTCCAGGCCAACTATGACCAGATTTTCAATCAGGGCGCGATCATCTTGCCCGGTGTGCTTAACGAAAGTGTCAACAACCCCGATGGCACGATCTCGCGCTATCAATATACCGAATGCGCGATGCACTTGAACGATCATGGCGACGTGACGCGCGAACGTCCGACGCAGCTCAGGCTGGAGGGCTTGGCATCAACTAAAGTGTTAATCGCATGATGAAATCATGGGGGAGAAACAATGACGGAAAGCGAGAAGTATCAGGAACGCTATACGCGGCGTGAGAAAGAAGCTGACTCCAGAGGCCGGGTAATTGCGGTGCGCCGTTTGAAACTCAGCGAAATCGGCAAGGTCAACGGCTGGACGCCGGAGCTTACCGGCTTTGATGAGATCACCAACGAGCGCGGCGAGACCATAAAGATTCCGCACCGCTGGTCCTACGCGATAGCGGCGGCAGTTTGCGAGATTGATAACGTGCAAGTGCCGTTCGCGCGTTCACGCGGCGAGCTGGATGCGATCTATGACCGGCTCGACATCGAGGGCTTGGCCGCCGCTGGCAAGGCGCTGGTGCGATTGAACGAAGGCGAAGCGCCGCCGTTGCCGCCGCAGGAAGAAGCAAAAAACTCGTTGGGGACGCCGTCTTCCGCATGATTTGTTGGGTCGTGCGAAACGGCGTCCCTTTTGATGTGGCATTCTGTTTGGACGAGGCCGAGTTGATGGCTTACTGGGTCATGTTTGCCTCGTTCGAGACCGACAAGGAATGGAATTGGGACACGATGAATTTTGAGGAACGCTGATGTCGAGCATCAGGAATATCGAGATTGACGGTCGCCGCATCGGCACGATCACGGTGCACCGCGTGTCGGCAGCGGCACCGTTACGGCAGTGGGATTTGCGCCAGGATCGCGGCGATATCCCGTTTGCCGGACACGAGCAATCCGATCTGGATCGAGCAATGCGCACGCCTACCGAGCGATATTTCGGCACCGCGTCGCCGCTGACAAAAATCCCGTTACCGAATATCAACGATCCGATCGAACGGCCGGCGGGCGAACGCTATGGCATTGAAAAAGAGGGCGATACCGGAATCTGATGGTTGACCCAATCGGCTATAGACCGCCGCCGCCCGGTCAGCGCATTACCGGCAATCCGCAGCCGACACCGCAACAACCGGGCGTCGAGCAGCGCGGCTTTAGCGAGAATGCTGCTGCCGTTCCTGACGGCTATCACCGCGTTACGCTCGGCGAGATGGCGAAGATTCTCAATCGCGCCAGCAACAGAGAGAATCTGCGCGGCGTCACGCGCGGCGCGCTCGATCACTGCGCGCTGATCATCGAGAAAGAAGCCAAGCGCGTGATCGGCACTTATGAATATGGTTGGCCGCGCCTGCAGCCGGAAACCATAGCGCGCAAGGCGGGCGACACGCCGCTGCTCGAAACCGGCGAGATGCGCGATTCGATCGAGCATTCGGTCGACGACAACGGCGAGGAAGCCTATGTCGGCTCCAACAATCCGAAAGCGGTGTGGCAGGAGCTCGGCACGCGCACCATTCCGGCGCGCTCGTTCCTGATGGGCGCGGCGATGCACATGGAAAGCCAAGTGCACGCCATCATGGGGCGCAGCGTCTATATGGGTTTGTTCAGTTACGGCGCGCAGTTGCTCGACATTACCGGCATGGTCGAGCGTGCCGCCGAGGAACAGACGAAAAAATAAATGTCCGACGTTTACGAAATCATGATGCGGATCGGCGTGACCGAAAGCATCACGGGCGTGCTGGCGAATCTCGGACAGATATTCAACAAGCTCGATGCGCAACTTGCTGCGATCAATACCAAGCTTTCACAATTCGGCCGTGACATTGGCGTCATCGGGCTTGGCTTCACGACATTCGGCGCTGCTGGCTTGCTGGCTTTGGATAAGCTGACCGAGGCGGGCAAGCAGCTGACCGATCAATACACCAAGATGCGCGCTGCCGGCATGTCGGCGGTCGAGATGCAGAACGCCATGACGGCGGCGAAAGCGGCGTGGGTCGCGGTGCCGGGAAGCGATCTGGCGAAAAACCTCGAGCTGATGATCCAGTTGTCCGGCAAGATGTCGGCCGATCAAGCGCGCGCGATCATGCCGACAGTCGTTGCCGCCGGGCGCACGCTGGAGCAGCTCGGCATTAGCGGCGGCACCGAAGCGATTGCACGCTATGCCGAGGCGTTGCAACGGCGCGGCTTGAGCAGCAATCAGCAGGTCGAGGCAATTCAGAAATTCATTCAAGCCGAGCAGGCAACGCGCGGCGGCATTCCCATTGATCAGCTGATGCGTGCGTTCTCGACCGGCGGCGCGGCGATGATGGGAGTATCGGAACGCTTCGCGACCGAAGTGCTGCCGTTCGCAACGATGCGCGCTGCCGCTGGCGGCGGCGGCAGTCGCATGAACATCGGTATGCTGCTCTCAGGCGAATGGCAGAAAGAGATTGCCGAGTTGGAAAAAGAGATGCGCGGCGGCAAGCATCTCGACGAATGGCAGCGGCTCGGTGTGCGCCCCGACCTTGATGCGTTGCGCGATCCGGACAAGTTCGCAGAAAGACTTGGTCAGGCGATGGCGCAAAAAGGTATTTCTGATCCGACTCGCGTCATGGCGGAATTTACCGCGCTGTTCGGCTCACGCATTGCCGGGTTGATGTCCGATCTGTTCTTAAACAGTGACTTCTATAAGCGAATGCAACAGGCGCAAGTAACCGCGCCAGGTGCGACGGCGGCCGGCGTCGCTGGCATTGCTGCGCAGAGCCCCGAGGAAATCGAAAAAGTATTTCGCACCACGATCCAAGGCGTTGCCGCAACGCTCGGCGAAGCCGAAGCGCAGATCAAAGCTGATTGGGAAAAGTCGTTGCTGCCGTTTGCCGAATCGGTGCGCGGCTGGATGGCCGGCGTTGACCCGGAAGCGCTGAAAACCGTGATGCAAGTGGTGACCGCGTTCTTTCTCGGACTTACCGCGATGGGTCTGGTGGCGTTGGCGGCGGCGCTGGCGCCGTTCATCGGCGCTGGCGGCTTGCTCGCCGGTCTTGCCATTGCGATTGGCGCGCTTGTTGCCGCAAACTGGCAAGGCTTGATCGATTGGATGGGGCGCGTCAAAGACGCATTGGCGCAATTCTTCGGCGGCGGCGCAACACCGCTGACGCCGGAGCAACAAAAGAGAGCCAACGAATTAAACTTGGCACCCGGTGCCGGGATCACGCCGTTTCAGACCGGTATCGGTGACGTGCCAGACGATATGTTGGCGCAGTTGCACCAAGGTGAAATGGTGGTGCCGAAAGACACTGCCGATCCATTACGGAATTTTTTGCAGTTAGCCGGTGCCGGTCCAGGTATGTTCGGTGGCGGCGATATTTCGGCGGCGCTTGGCGGTTTCGGCTTTGGCGGTGGCGGTGGCGGCGGCGGCGGCGGTGGCTGGTCTGGCGGTGGCGGTGCCGGTGGCGGTTGGGCTCCGAGCGGTGGCAGGAGTCAAGTCAGTCGCACGCCAAACTATGGCACGTCGCCGATGGGACATCTCGCGGGCGCGGATACCGCGCCGTGGGGCGGCGGCATTGATCGCTCGCAATGGCTAGGACAAATGACGCCCGCGGTGGTCGCGCGCATGGCCTCGATGATTCAAGGCGAGGTCGGCTTAGGACCGCGCGGCAATATAAACAAGCAGATCATCGAGCTTGAAACGCTATTCAATCGGGCGCAATCGCGCGGCTATCGCAGCATCACGCAGGACTTGTTTCATGGCCGCGGTGGTTATTATGCATCGGGCAGCTTTCCCGGCGTCTCGGGGAATCAAATCGAATGGTTCCGCGAGCATGTGCTGGCGCCGGTGCTGGCCGGGTCCGATCTCGGCACGCAGTTTCTCGGCGTGCCGCCGACCGGCAATGCATCGCAGATGGGCTTTGCCGGACGTCGATTGGCAGCCGGCGTCTATGCCGCTGGCCGCTGGTGGGGCGACCGGCCCGGCCGCGACGAGATGTTCGTGCAAGAGCGCGACACTGCCGCGCATGTCGACCGGCTCAAGCGTCTGCCTGGGCATGCGCCGCATTGGACCACCGATGACATTGGCAAAGCGTTGCATGGCGACGGCACGGTCAGTCAGTTGCAACACCAAAGCTGGCATGTGCCGCGCGACAAAGGCGAGGTCACGCTGCATAGTGCCCTCAATATCGACGGCCGCGAGTTGACCCGGCACGTGCAACGGCATCAAGTGGCGATGGCCGAGCATTCGCGGCAATCGCCGTCGCCGGACGGCCGCCGCATGTTCACGCAGCCAGATCATAATTACGCGACATGAGTAACGACACGCTGTCCGTTGCCGGTGTGACGTTTACCGGCTTTTCGCCGCCAAGCCGCATGGGCGCGGGCGGCAAGCAGGCAATGTCGGTGCACCAGCTGCCGGGCGGCATGCGCGTGATCGACACGCTCGGGCCGGATGAAGACGAAATCGCCTGGAACGGCTTTTTCTTTCAGGACAATGCGCTGTCGATCTGCTTGTCGCTGGATGCGATCCGCGCCGCTGGCGCGGTGGTGCCGCTGATATTCTGCGGTCAATTTCGTTCCGTCATTGTCTCGCATTTTGCTTGGCGTGTCGCTCGATTCCCGCAATGGGTCGAATATCGGATCAGTTGCACCGTCGTCACCAATCCCGGGCTTGGCGCTCTTGGCGGCGGTGGTCAGACCAACGTCTCGACGCAGGTCAATAATGATCTCGCGACCGCCGCCGATATTTCGCAACCGTTGTCGGGCAGCGCGGCGCTCGGCACTGGCGGCATAGGTCACGCATGATCCCGGCCAATGTCACGACGGCGCTCAACAGTTTGCAGACGCAAGTTGCCGCCGCCTCACCGCTGGAAAAGGCATCGACGCCGACGATCACGGCGTTGCAGTTGAACGCCGATGCGCTGGTGACGCTGATCGACAATGCGCTCACCGCTGCTGCCGATGGACTCGATAGCTGGATCGCGCCAAGTGAAGTGCTTAACATAATTTCCGGCGTGCTGACGTCGCAGACTGCCGCCATTGATCAATCAAACTTGGCGTTAATGCGCGGCGTTTGCGGCCGTGTCGCCGCTAATCTCGATCAGCTCGGGCCGACGCCCGCGCTGCCGCCAGGACAGTTCTAAAAAAATGGCAACCACCGTGCCGATTGTCGGCTATATCGCCGCTACGGTTCCGGCCAAAATCGACCGCGTCAGCAATACGACGCTGTTTCATCTTGCCATGATCGAGTTCGGCGATCCGCTGCAATGGGTGCCGATCGCTCGGCTTAACAGCTTGCTCGATCCGTGGGTCACCGGACAACAGGACATCTTGATTCCGCCGGTGATCTCGACGGCAACGCCGACCGGCATTTTGGGGCTGTGATGTGGCGATCTCCAGCGGCGTCGGTCCGCACTTCGCATCGGTGAACGGCTGGCCGGTCGAACACGGCACTGCGGAACAGACGTCGCAGCGGCAGAGCGGGCATTTTGCCTGCACTATTCCGATGGGCTATCCCGGCGCGGAAGATTACTGGTCGAACGCGCCGCCGGGACAGGCTTCGGTTGTCGTCTCGACGCGCGGCGACAGTCAAACGCTGCTGACCGGCGAGCTTGATACCGTCACGCTGAATTATTTTCATCGCACGATTGAGGTCACCGGGCGCGATGCCAGCGCGCCGTTGCATGCTAATAAATCCAACGAGAAATGGCAGAACAAGACCGGACAGCAAATTGTGCAGGATTTGGTCGGTCGGGTCGGGCTATCAATGTCAGGATCAGGATCGAGCCTGATGGCCGGCAAACTGCTGGAAAAAGATTACGTCAAGCTGTCGGACAATGTGTCGTTTGCTCAAGTTATTCAAAAGTGCGCCGAGTTCGATGGCTGCCGCTGGTGGGTCAAAGGCAATCAGTTGTTTTACATGCCGACCGGGCAAGGCGGCTCGTACACCGTCAACTATGTGCGCCCGACGGCAGCGAGCTACGAGCGCGGCGACTTTCTCGATCTGCGCGTCACCCGCAATATGCAAGCACTCAAGGGCGTTTCGGTGACAGTAAATTCATGGCACCCTAAGGACAAACAAACATACACTTCCAAGTTTGAGGTTCCCGGCCTCGGTCAACCGCTCGAATACAATTATGATTTGCCGAATCTCAAGCAAGATCACGTCCAGCAATACGCCAAGAGCCGCGCTCAGGAGCACGCCCGCCATGGCATTACCGTTGATGCGCATCTGGTTGGCGATCCGTCAATCGACGTGGCGATGCAGCTCGTGCTCAGCGGCACCGGCGCATTTGATGGCCCTTACGACATGGATTCGGTCACGCATCAGTTCGGCATGCACGGTCACACCATGACGATCATTGCGCGATTGCCGGGTGAGGGCGGCGGTGCCGGTGCCGTAGGAGGGCAGTTATGACCGATCAGAGTCTTGAGAATTTAATTCTGCGCACCGTTGAACGCTGGTGGGCGGGCCGCTACAGCGAACGCCACGGCATGGTCACGTCATATGATCCCGATAAGTATCTCGCCAAGGTGAAATTTCAGCCAGAGGGGCAAGAATCCGGTTGGATTCCCATTGAGACGGGACACATTGGCAACGGTTACGGTATCGCCGTTGGACTGGTTCCCGGCAATGGCGGGTCGTCATTCGGCGCGCAAAAGCAGAGCGGCGGCGGCGGCGGCGCTAGCGGCAGCGGCGGGCAACAGAGCGGGCAAGCGACCGGCGATCAGGTCATCGTGCGCTATCAGGAAAATGATTTCGAGTCCGGCAAGATAGTGCAGCGCGTGCATTCGGATCAGGACAAGCCGCCACGCGTCGAATCGGGCGAGATGGTGCTGTGGACGCAATGGGGCCAGCAAGTCCGATTCAACAAGGACGGCTCGTTGACTTTCAAGACCGGCGTGCCGACCGGCACCGACAAAGGCGACAATCAAGGTCAAGGCGGGCAAAGCTCGCAAGATTCGCAGGGCAACCCGACACCGGGCGGCCAGAGCAGCACCAAGAACGCCAAGAAAGTAACAGTCACGCTCGACAGCAAGGGCAACATCACCACGCAGACCGATAACGACATGATCAACAAGGTCGGTCACGACATGACCAGCACTGCGGGACACAATATCGACGCCACGGCTCAGAACACTAATTATCAATTGGCAAATAAGGATAAAGTCATTCTCGGCGAGAGAAACGACGCGACTCCGGTTGGCACGCTCGCTGAGCTTTCGGAAAAAGTTTATGCCACATGAAATTCGTGCTCGATGCGGTGCAGGCGTATGTCTCGGTCGACGGCGCTTCGGTTTTCGTTCCGGCGACGACCTTTCCCGGCAGTTATGCGTTGGTGATGTGGGACGGCACGCGCGGCACTGTCCAAGTTGCCAGCCGCCAGGATTGCAGCAGCTATTTTACTGACCCGTCACCGTACCAGTATGGCATCAATGCTTGGTTGACAGCCGCAGGCGGTCTTGCTGGCACGTTGAGCTTGCTGCAAGCGCAGAGCGTCAAGCAGTCGTTTCTCGATACGCTCTATGCCGCAAAGCGTGCGGCGCTGACGGTCGCATTCGGTCCCTATCTCTATGATGGCAGCGACCTCGGACTTACTAACGTTTCCGCCATTGCTGCGCAAACGCTGCTCAGTGCGCCGCCGCCGCCGCCGCCGTCCGTTACTCGCGCCGCGGCCACTTACTCAAGCGGCACGCTTTACGTCGTCCAGCTTGCCGTAGGGCTCTATAACCCGATCGGCACGACCATGTTGGACATTAGCAACGGCACCGGCGGAACAATGATCGGGAGCAGTCCCGGCGTGGCCTCGTTTAATTACGCCGACTACCATTCGGTGGGGATTTCCGACATGGTCATATTCTTCCCGCCGCCGCCGCCGGTGACTGCATTGGTCACGCCGAGTAACGGACCGCAGCAAAATCTGACTGGTTCGCAACTATCCAGCTTGCTCGGTTCGATTCTCAGCAGCCGCGCCACTTTGTTGAACGACTATCAAACGCTGACGGCAAACCTGGCGGCAACAACGACGATAAGCGGCGTTGCCGCATTCGACGTGACCACAGGATGGGCCTAGGCAATGGCGGAAGTGTCACTGGAATGGACCGACGATTTCGTGCTCTCGGCCAATCTCGATTTGTTGGTGGTCGATGGCGACGTCGAAGTGCGGCAACGGCTGGAACGCCGTTTGTTTACTGCGGTGCAAGGCTACGTTTGGCATCCCGAATACGGTGCCGGACTGCCGCAGAAAATCGGCACCACGCTGTCGGTCAACGACATCAAGGCGGTAGTTGCCGCGCAGCTTGCGCTGGAGACTTCGGTCGCGCCGAACCCGCCAGCGCAGCTGACAGTGCAGGCCTCGCCTAACCAGCCGGACAATATCGGCATCGCCATCAAGTATTGGGACGCGCTAACCGGCGTCACAGTGTCTTTCCAGATCACGGTGTAAGGCAATGCCGACGCTGCCGACGCAGTCGTTTGCGACTATCGTCCAGAACACCGCAGCCGGCGTGCAAGGCCGCGCCGGACGGCTGCTCAACTTTGCTATTGGCTCGGTATTGCGCGCCATTGCCGAAGGCTTTGCTGGCGTGTTTCTTTGGTTCCAGGCGCTGGCGCTGCAACTGCTTACCGCGATCCGGCTGTCGACCTCGATGGGTCTCGATGTCGATACTTTTACCGCCGACTTCATGCCGGTGGTTTCCGGCACCACATCGCCGCGGCTCGGCGCGCAAGCCGCCACCGGGCAAGTCACTTATTCGCGCATCACCGCCGGACCGACGCAATGCGTGATCCCGGTTGGCTCGACGTTGCGAACCGGCGATGCGACGCAGAATTTCGCCGTTACCGGCGATCCGACCTATCCGACCTATAACCCGACGTTTCAGGCTTATTATCTGCCAGCCAACATTGCCGCCATTATTGTTCCGGTCGCTGCCGTGATTGCTGGCGCGGCGGGCAACGTCGCCGCTGGCAGCATCAGCATCATGACATCGCCGATCACCGGCATCGACAATGTCAGCAATGTTGCGCCGCTAACCAATGGGGCCGATCAAGAAAGCGACAACGCGCTCAAGGCGCGATTTTCCGCCTACATTCTCGGCCTGTCGCGCGGCGATCTCTACGGACTGCAAGCGGCGCTCGACGGCACCGGCGTTAACGTTCAATACGCCGTCACCGAAGACTATAACCTCGACGGTACGTGGCACCCCGGTTATTTCTTTGTCGTCGCCGATGACGGCTCCGGCGCGCCGCCCGCCGATTTCATGACTGCAATCAGCAACGCCGCCAATGCGGTGCGCCCGCTCGGCACCATGTGCGGCGTATTTCCGCCGACCGTGATTTGGGCGGCGGCGTCGATGACCATCACGACCGCGCCAAATTTTGACCATCCGACCGTGGCTGGCGTCGTCGCCACCACCATCGCCCAGAACATCAACAGTCTGGGTCTTGGCAATTCGCTGTTTTGGTCGGAGATCGCGGCGTGGGCCTATGATGTGCCCGGCGTTGTCAGCGTGGCGACGGTGCTGCTCAACAGCATGAGCGGCGACGCCGCATCGCTGTCGGCGACCAAGTTATCCGCCGACGGCTACGCGACGATCTCTTACGCCACCATCAAGTGCTCGGAAGTCATAGTGAGCTGACATGGCAACCGGCGACGCCACCGACATTGTCGCTCGCGTCAAACAACTGATTCCGTTTCGCTGGTTCAAATGGACCGCGCCGATGCGCGACGCCGTGCTCGGCGGTCTGGCCGACAGCGCCGCTTGGTGTTACCAGTGGATCGTCTTTGACCGGCGGCAATCGCGCATTGCCACGTCGACCGGTATCTTTCTCGATATTATTTCCTACGACTTTCTGCGCCGTCATTTGCCGCGCGGTCAAATGGACGACAACACGTTTCGCGCCCGCATTCTGGCGACTATCTTGCAAGAGCGCGTCACCCGCAAAGGCATGGTCTCGGCGCTGACGAATTTCGTCGGCACGACGCCGAATATTTTCGAGCCATGGAACACCGGCGACGCCGGGGCATGGAGCGGTCGCACCGTGGCGCAAGCATCGCACGGCTTGTTCGCTTGGGCCAATGCCAGCGGCGCGGGCGGTGCGGGCGGCTGGGGTTCGACTGATCTGCCGGCGCAATGTTTCATCAACCTGACGCGCAGCAAATTCTCGGGTGTGCCCAACGTTGCCGGCTGGTCGTCGACCGGTCATTTGTCCGGGCTCGGCGGTTGGGGCGTCGGCTCTATCGAGCTTATCGGCGCCAGCATTTCTCAGGTCGGCGTCACCGACCCAATGATTTACGACACCATCAACACCACACGGCCAACCGGCTCAATCTGTTGGACGAGGTTTAACTAAAATGGATCGCAGTATCGTTTATACGTCGGCGCTGCCGCGCACTGTCGACTTCTTGAACTCGAACAAGATGGCGATGATGGGGCTCGGCTATGCGATGAAAGGCTGCCTCGGCTATACCGGCTTGATCCCGCCGCCGCCTTACGTCGAAGGCTTGCAATGCACCCCGACATCGCCAACCGCCGATCTAAATGTCCACATTAACATTGGCTCGGTTTATGCCGTCGATCCGGTTGACGCGAGCGCTTATGGCGATCTCGGCACCGACACCACGCACAGCATTCTCAAGCAAGGCATTCTCAACGATCCCGTCACATTAGCAATCACGCCGCCCGGCACTAGCGGCTTCTCGCAGATTTATTTAGTCGAGGCAATCTTAAGCGATGCCGATGGCGGCTCGACGGTGCTGCCGTATTTCAACTCTGCCAATCCGGCCGCGCCGTACTCCGGTCCAAGCAATAGCGGCACTTCACAGTTCACCACGCGTACCAGCACTTGCGCGATCACGCTCAAGGCCGGTGTTGCCGCGCCGACCGGATCGCAAACCGTACCAGCGCCCGATCTCGGTTATGTGCCGCTTTATCAGATCAGCGTTACTTTCGGTCAGACGCAGATCACCACGGCAAACATCGTCACCGCCCCGCTGGCACCGTTCTTCCCGACGCTGCCGTCGATACCGTCGCACATTCAAAACGGTGACTGGATTTCCGCCGACGATACCGGCACGACCAATGCGCTGGTAATGACACCGACGCCGGCAATTGCCGGATTGCTGAAATACCAAAAATTCCGGTTCAAAATAAAGAACACGAATTCGGGACCGGCGACACTTAATGTCAACGGCTTCACCGGCGCGCTTTATCTCGCTGGCCAGACGCCGGCGGCGCTGCCGTCCAGCGCGCTGCTCGCCAATACTATCGCCGAGGCAATCTGTGACGGCATCAATTTCGAGATCGTTGCCACTAACATCACCATCAATAACAACACTTATACGTCGGGCAGCACGGCCGGTCTGGTCAACGTTCAAGTATTCACTGCGAGCGGCACCTACATTCCGACGGCCGGTGCGACCAAGATGCTTATTTTCGCCACCGGCGGCGGTGGCGCTGGCGCGGTGATCTGCGGCGGTGCCGGCGGCGGCGGTGCGGGTGCTACTGCGATAGCGCTGGTTTCACTGGCGGGTATTGCCTCGGCCTCTGTCACCGTCGGCGCTGGCGGCGCATCAGTGTCGAGCTTTGACACAGCGGGCGGCAACGGCGGCACCACATCGGTATCGCATAGCGGCACGACATTCGCCAGCGCGGGCGGCGGTTTCGGCGCTACGGTCTCGCCGTACTCGACCTACTACAATTCGCTCGGCGGCGCAGGCGGTGTTGCAACGACTGGTTTGCTATTGATAGTCGGCGGCGACGGCGATTCCGGCATGCCGTGGACGGGCAATCTTTACAACATAGCGACCGCCAGCGGCGGCGCTTCGTTCTGGGGCGGCGGCGGCACCGGCAATATGGGCACGCATCCAGAAGCCGGCTCACCCGGTCGCTGCTTCGGCGCGGGCGGCGGCGGTTCGTTCGACGCCGCTTCGGGCGCCGGCATGAGCGGTGTCGTTCTGATCATGGAGTTCTAAAGCGATGCGTCACGCAGTCATCAAGGACGGCAAGGTCGTCGACGTCGTGCTGGTCGGCTGGAATTACGCGATGGCGGAAAACCATCCCGGTCATCAGGTCGTGGCGAGCGAGACCGCCAATGTCGGCGACAGCTTCGATGGCACCAGTTTCAAACGGGAAACGCCGCCGCAGCGCGAGCTTGTGTTTCATGCGCAACGCCGCAACGCTGAGATACCGAAGGCGCTCTACCGCGCCGGGAGTGTTGTGGTTTCGGTCGCGGTCGGCGATCACGGGGTGATCGCTCGCCTGGCCGAGCGCGCCGCCAAGGACAGCAATTTAACCGTGCAATGGGGGCAGCCGGATAGCGGCGACAGCGTTTTTCTCAACGCCGCGCAAATCATCGCGCTCAATGAAGCGATTACCGATTCCTATTTGATGCGAGCCAAGGCTTTTGCCGGCGTGCTGCACGCTATCAAGTTCGGACAAGTCACTAATCACGGTCACGTCGACAACCCGCCGGCACCGCTGCCGCAATGGCCGCCGCGTCTCGACGAGCCGCCGGCATGAACGCCCGTGAGCAATCTTGGTTCGATACCGCAGATTCCGACAGGCACCGCGATTACGCTGGTGTCTAATGCCGATTGGCTGGATCAATTCTATATTCAGCAAGCTGGCTTTCCGTCACAGCCGATGGCGGTTGGCGGTACCTTAAACGGCACCACGACCGTCGTCATAACATTGCCGACACTGACAACGCCGACGACAACAATAACAGGGCCGCTGATCGTTCCCGGCATGCTGTGCGTCGGCTGGAGCATTCCGCCCAATACCAGCGTTGTCGCAGTCAGCCCTGTCGTCGGCAATAGTTACACGCTCACGCTGAGCAATTTTGCGCTGGCAACGGCCACCAATGTTCCGTTGTTCCTTTACGGGCCGCCGCTCGATCTAACCGGCGTCACGTTCAAGTCAATGGTGAGAATCACGCCGCAGTCGACCACCGTGCTGTTGATCGCCTCGACCGCGAACGGCCTGATGGTCAACGGCGGTCAAGGCGGCACGTTCGGCTGGAATGTACCAGCAGCACGGCTGCCCGCTTGGCCTATCGGATTGGCGACCGTCGGTTTACTCAACGCCGCGGTCGACATTCAAGCCAGTGATCCGACCGGCTCGATTGTCAATCTATGCGCGCAATCGGGGCCATTGCCGCTTTCCATTACTCTGCCAGAGACGAGATAATGTCGATCAACTGGCCGCTGATTCCCGGCACGTTATTCCCGGCCGGACCGCCCGGCACTGCCGGCTCGCAAGGGCCGATAGGTCTTGTCGGCCCGCAGGGCGTAGCCGGTCCGGTGGGGCCGCAAGGGCCGCTGCCGTGGACGGTGCCGCCGTCGAATTGGGCGCCGAGCACCTCCTATACGACCGGGCCGCCAGCTTCGAGCGTGCTTTATTCCAACACGTTCTACGTCTGCACGCTAAGTCACATTTCGACTTCGACGTTCAACGCGGCGAATTGGTCCGCGATTGTTTCCAATGTCGGCCCGCCCGGTGCGGCCGGACCGTCGCCGTTCGCGCTGCCGCCGACAACTTGGGCGTCAAGCACATTGTACACCGCCAGCGCACCCGCTTCCGTGGTGATGTATAGCGGCACCGAATACGTCTGCATTGTCTCGCATACTTCGACCGCCAGCTTCGACGCCAGCAAATGGGTTGCGACCAGCGTCGGCCCGCCCGGCTCGGCGGGCCCAATCGGACCGGCACCATGGACGTCACCGACGAACTGGCAACCGTCGACCGTCTATACCGCGACCGCGCCGGCGTCATGCGTGATTCATGGCGGCACCACTTACGTTTGCACCACCGCGCACACCTCGACCGCGACGTTCGACGTGACCAAGTGGATTGCGCTGGTGACCGGCGTGACCGGGACCGTACAAACGATCACTAGCGGCAATGTCACGGTAACTGTCACCGATACGCTGATCCTGCTCAACAAGGCGGCGCCAGCGCCGACCGCCGTGGCCTTGCCGCTGGTCTCGACCTACGCGCAAGCGCAGCTTTTGATCGCCGATTGGAACGGCAATGCGGGCGACGTTACGCTCACGGTTGCCGGCAGCGACAAAATACAGAATCAGACGACTTGGATAATCGGCTCGACCCCGACCAGCCCGTGTAACGCGGCGATAGTTCCGACGCCGCTCGGCTGGATCGTCAATCCCTAAAAAAGACTAATCAGGTTGAATTGCCATGCTCGCTGTCTCGCGGCGAGTCATCGTCGCAGCTTTGCTTGCGATGGGGCTCGCGCTCGATCCCGCTTTTGCCCAATGGCAGACGCCGACCAATTCGATTCCGATTGGTCGCGGCGCCGGCGTTACCGGATTCAACAGCATTACACCGTCAGCGTCCGGAAATTGCCTGCTGTCGACCGGCACCGGCTCGGCGCCGACGTGGGGAACCTGCGGGACAACTGTCAAGAATTTCGGGGCGTCCGGCAGCGCGCAGACCACCACCGGCAACATTGGCGCAACCTCGGCGGCGCTGACGCTCGCCGCCGCGCAAGACTTTGCCAACGGTCAGGGCATTCTCGTCAATCACGCTGGCGCGGCATTTTCCGGCACTATCGGAGCACCCACCGGGCTCTCGGTATCGCCGCAGAACGGCACGCTTGGTCCCGGCACCGGCACGACGTCGTATTGCTATGCCGTCGCCAGCGCCGACAATGCCGGCGGCGTCGGTGCCGCCACGGCACCGGTTTGCATCAGTAACGGCGTTTCCAATCTCGGCGCGCACGGTGCCGCGTTTAACCGGCTGTTTAACGGGGTCTCTTGGGCCAACGGTACCAATGCCGCTTATACCGCCGTCTGGCGCAATATCAGCGGCGGCGCCTATTGTTTGATTGCGCTGTTATCCGCCAACGGCCACGGCATCACCGATCTCAATACGCCGTGCATCACGACGGTGTTTTGGCTGCCAACCGCGCCGCCCGGAGCGGCGTTGTCCGATTGGCTATTGACCACCATTTCGGCAGGTGGCGGTAGCACGGCGTTGACGCTCGGTGCGGCGGCGGCAACGGCGGTCACGACCGCTTATGTTCAGCACGATGATACTGCGGCATTCTCGGCTGCCGCGGCGGCCGCCACGGTGATCACGTTTCCTGCCGGGACCTATAACATCACTTCGATCCAAGTTCCTGACACCGTGCAAGTCATTGCCGGCGCCGGTGCCGATACCACCATCATCAACGGCGCTAACGGCGCGGATACGTTTTACAAAGGTTATGCCAGCCCGATGCTCGATTGGGCGACGATTCGCACCGGAAGCGGCTTTAAGCTGTTTGCTCAGGCCACCGTCAAGACCGTCGCGCCGTCAGGCATTGGCGCTTTGCAGCTTTATAACTCAAGCGGTGCAGTTGTCCGCGACAGCCGATTCAGTGGCACGTTCGGCGTCATTGCCATGAACACCACGGACGCTTCTATCGGGCCGAACAATGTCGTCTTTAATTGGTACGGCGACGGGTTTTATGTTGCCAGTGGCGGCAATCTCAACCGCATTCACAACAATTTCGTCACCAATATGGGCGGCGAGATCGGCGGATTTTATGCCAATAATCCCACCAATGTCGGTGGCAATCTTGTCGGCATCGGCATCGAGAACCAAGCCAGCCACACCGTCGTCAGCAACAATACCGTTTCGGCTTGGGGCGGCGTGTTCGGTATCTCAAACCAGGGTGCCTACGGCGAAATACTCGATAACTTTGTCGAATGCTCGACGCATGAGGGCATCGCGGCGGCGGGTACGCTTTCCGCGCATTCCAAGATCAGCGGTAACTATGTTCGCTGGAGCGGTGCCAGCGCGACCGGCAATACTCCAGGCAACTGCGTCAGCGACGATTACGGCATGAGCACGGCGGACGATGGATCACATCCGCTGCAATATGTCACCATCACGGATAATTACCTCGAGGGCTCGGCAGCAAATGGCATTGAAATCGGCCAAGGTTCCGGCACCTCGAACCCGCTGCAATACTTCATCGTATCAAACAACACCCTTCAAGCTGTGGCACCCAACAGTTGCGGTATCGCAATCGAGGGTAGCAACGTCAACAACATTTTTGTCGGCCCGAACAATTTCATCAACAACGTCTCGCAGTACAACGTTTGCGAGGGTACCAGCGGCGGTACGCCAAACAACAACATCGTCGGTTTGCAGAACGGTCAACCCGGTTCTTCCGGCACGGTGAATTTGCGCGCTGCGAGCAGTCACTATATGACCAGACCAGTTCTGGTCGCCGGACCGAGCAGCTACTAATGACATTGCCGACCAAAATCATGCACTCGACGACGGCGGGCAACGCGCCGGCGTCACTGCTTAGCGGGCAAATCGCGCTTAACGAGCAGGATCGCAAGTTCTATTATCTTGATCCGCAAGCCGCCGCGCCGAAGTCATTGCTCGATCAGCTAACCGCGTTGAGCACTACGCAAAATCTGCTGATCAATTCCGGCATGCAAATCGATCAGTCGCATGCCGGCGGCGCTGTTACCGGCATTACTGGTATCGCCAGATGGGACGGCGTCAATATTTCGCTCGTGGCTAGTCCGACCGTCGTTCTGACCGGGCAGCAAGTCGCCGATGCGCCGACCGGCTATTACAATTCGCTCAAGGCGTCGGTGACCACCGCGCAAGCGTCGATTGCGGCCACGCAAAGCATTGGTTTTGTCTTTATCGTCGAGGGCTTCCGCACCGCGAAATTGGCTTGGGGCACCGCCAGCGCGCAATCGGTCGTGGTCGGCTTTTGGGTCAAGGCCAACCGCACCGGGCAATATGGCGGCGCGATCACCGACGGTTCCGGCACGCGTTCATATCCGTTTGCTTTCACCATCGCGGCGGCCGGTGTTTGGCAATACGTCACCGCCGTGATCAGCGGCGAAACTACTGGCGTGAATTGGCAGCGCAATACCAACAGTGCCTCAATCTGGCTCAATATCACAATGGCGGCTGGTACTAGCGCGAGCGCAACTGCGGGCGTTTGGAATACCGGCACCACCGTGTCTGTGACTGGCAACGTCAACGGCGTTGCCGCAACTACCGATTATATGAACGTGACCGGCGTCACGTTGCATGTCGGCAACATCGTCGTGCCGGTGGAGCGCGCACCGTTCCTGATGCCGCACTTCGACGATGCGTTGCGAAGCTGTTATCGGTATTATGAATCGTCCTACGGCCAAGGAATCGCGCCCGGCACCGTCAGCGATGACACCCGGCAAGCATGGTCGATCACGGGCGCTACTGGCATAGCCTATTCGGTGGTTTATAGAGTAACGAAACGCGCCGCCCCGACTGTTACATGGTACTCGCCAGCTACTTTGAACGCGTCCGGTAAATTCCGCGATTATAATGGTGCCGCCGACATCGCTACCGCAAGTCTTTTTACCAATGCTCCCGGTGGCTTTGACATCAACATCGGCTCTTTTCCCAATTTCGGCTTTCAATGGACGGCCGACGCGAGAATCTGAATGCCCTACCAGTTTGCCACGCCGGATCATGCTTATGTGCTGCGTGATGACGGCGCCTGGCTGCCATGGGACGTCGGCAATAACCAGCCCGCCGACATCATGGGCGGGGCCGGGACGGATTGGAAAGCCGCCGGATCGCCGACGCCGGACCCCTACGTCGCACCGCCGCTAACGCCGCAACAGCAATTCGCCAATGCGCTGATCGCTGGCGTGACATTGACGTGGTCAAGCTCGACCGCGCTCAATGGTGCTTACGCTATCGACACGGCAACGCAGGCCAACATCACCGCCGAGAGCGTATCGGTAATGATGAACAACTTGTTCACCAACGGCCAACCGCAACGCTACTGGCCGGATCAATCCGGCATGCCGCATCAGTTCACCATCGATCAGTTCAAGCTGTTCGCAACCACGATTGCTGCTTATGTCGATTCACTGCACGCTGCGCTGGCCGGTCAGGCGGCATGGCCGAGTAACGCCATCAACGTCGCGGGCTGATTCATGGCGACGGTGACGCTGCGGTTCTCGCGCGCCGCGCCGCCGACATGGCAGGAAAAATGGCGCGACAAGAGCTTCGTTGATTATTCGCTGTGGATTTGCCGCCTGACGCACTCGCCGTTTTCGCATGTCGACCTGGTGCTCGACGACGGCAATCTGCTCGGCGCATCGAACAACCCGCATGCGCCATGCCTTAAAGGCAATGCCAGCGGCGTGGCAATCCGCCCGCTTAATTATCAGCGCTTTGCGGTACGGCGCGACGCCGCGATCTGGACCACCGAAGCGCGCAAGAGCCGGTTTGTTGATTTCTGCATGACGCAGCTTGGCAAGCCGTTCGACGCCAACGCGCTGCGACCGAGCACATTCCTGTCGCCGAACTTCACCAAGCGCGACTGGCGCAAGGGCGACAAGTGGTTCTGTGCCGAGCTTATGGGCCATGCCTGCGAGGTCGCACCGCTGCTGGATTGGCCGATCCCCGGCATTAAGAACCGGCTGACGCCCGCCGATCTCGTGCTGCTGCTGGCACCGCTGTACGACTACGAGATGGCGCGCAAGCCGATTTCGGGGCTGCAAATGGAGCCGTGGGAGCTATGACCGCAGCCAATTACACGCCGTTCGTCGAGCGCATGATCAACCGCTATGAGGGCGGCTACGGTTGGGACCGTGGCGACCCTGGCGGGCCAACCAAATTCGGCATTACCTGTTACGATCTTGCCGAGCATCGCCACGAAAAAATGGACTCGATGGTGCGGTGGGCACCGTTGGTGCGCACCATGACCTTGCAGGAAGCCGACGATATCTACCGCACCAAATACGCGGCGCAATGCGACTTCAACAGTCTTAATGCCGGTTGTGATTGCGTGGTGTTCGACTTCGGTGTCAATTCCGGCTCGTCGCGCTCGATCCGCTACGCGCAACAGGTGGTCAGGGTGCATATCGACGGTGTGCTCGGACCGGAGACGCAAGCAGCCATCAACGCATTTGACTCGCATCAGTTCGTTAATGGGCTATGCAATGCGCGGCTGAGCTTTCTGCGCGGCCTGCGCACATGGGGCACGTTCGGACGCGGCTGGTCGGCGCGGGTATTCGATCTGCGCAAGTATTCGCTGGCGCTGATTCCGACCGAACCGGCGCACATGAAACTGCGGCGGGCGAAGCCAAAGGTCTTTGAGCCAAAAGAGAACCGGATTCCGAGAGCGCATCCCAAGGCGTATCACGCCGATGAACTGGCGGCGCTTAAAAGGCAGCATCAGTAATTCCCACGCTCGGCGGCCTGATCGTCGCTCCCACGGGCCGTGCCGTAAGTGTCGGCTGCGTTCTCCCTGCGCAAGCCGAGCCGCACCACATCCGAACAGCGGCGACGCCGCCGAGCACCTTTTAGCAAGAGGTCGAGCCGATGCCGTGGCTGTTTATTGCCAGCACCGCGCTCTGCCTGCTGTGCCTGTTAACGGCGTTTCTTGACTTCTGGACGAACGGCTTTGCCGCCGAGTGGGGGCCGACCGGGCTGATGATGGGATTCATGCTGGCGCTGGTCGCATGGGCGACGCATCCGTGATGGATAATTGGCGTCATGATCGGCACCGTTATTGTGGTCGCGGTGCTTTGGCTGCTGATGCACTGAGAGGCGACATGCCTAAGCCGCTGCACTGCATTGATGTCCTCGGCATGGGCGGCTGGCGGCTCGATCCGGCGCGCGGCCAGTTGCAGATCGTGCGCCGCCTGCACGACGAAGGCGTCGAGGTGATCCCGCCGTTCGATCCCGGCGATTGGTCGGTCGCCGAGCACGTCAAGACGCTGCGCGGCACCACGCTGATGTATGTTGGCGATTCCTGCGGGGCCAACAAGTTCTCGTGGCTGCTGGCCTATGTGCCAGACGTGATGTGGCGCTATGCGGCGCTGATCCAGCCGAGCCTGTATTGCAATGCCGGCTGCCCGCCGATTGGCAGCAACGTCAAGGAAGTGGATATTTTCTACACCAGCTTTTTCACCTGGCCGCTGCCCGGACTTGGCTGTTTCAAGCCGCAGCCGGTGCGCTCGCCAATGAGCGGCATGACGTACCCCGGCAGCTATGTCTGCAACAATGGCCTGACACGGATCAACTACATCGATCAGCGGCTGCATGTGCATCCCGGCGACGACGATGTCGGCACGCAGTCGATCATCCTGAAGAAAGCGCAACAGATACTGGCGGAAAAGTAATGGCGCTGGAACGCGATTACTTGGTGGGGCTGGGCGCGGCCAAGCGCTGGCTGGAACAGGAATCGCTGATGCTGCCGTTGGACAAGATTGAATCTCTGGTTAGGACTATTGTCGATGCCGTCGATGCGGCGAGGGAGCGGCGGCAACAGGAGCATTGATCATGGGCAAATGGACCCCGAACTACGACCAGATTACCGGCATTGTGCGCGCCGTGGTGCCCGCCATTACCGCTTGGCTGGCGGCGCGAGGCATTTCGGAAAATGCCTGGCTCGATATTGGCGTGGTGATCATCGTCACCGTCGGTGCTTGTGTCTGGTCGATCATCAACAATCCGAGCGGCAAGACCATTCCATGAAAGGAGTCAAACATGGATAGACGCGAACTGATACAAGCCGCAACGGTGCTGCCGGTCGCCGTCGTTTCCGGCGGCGCGACCGGCGCGCTGGCGACCTGCTCGTCGAGCGGCATTCAGATCGACCCGACCGTGCTGGTGGCGATTCAGAACGCGGTGGCGACCGGTTGCAACTTCATCCCGGCGATCACCACCATAATCCCGCTGATCAACGCCCTGTTTCCGGCGGTCAACGGCGCGACCACAATTGCCGAATCGGTGTTGAGTCAGATCGCCAGCACACTGTGCGCCAACGCGCCAACACCGGCATCGGTCAAGCTCGGTGCCAAAGTAATGAAAGCGGGCGACAAGGAAATCCCTCTCAACGGATGGATCATCGTCGATGGCAAACTCACCTACGTCTAAGCAGAGAATCAAACTTGGCGACGCCAGCGTTGACGAAGTCAACGCGGCCTACGACAAGGTCTACCCCGAGCTGCTCAACCTCGCGCACTATTATGCGGGCATGGTCCATGTGCCATTTATCGATGTTGAGAGCATGATCCGGCAGCAGATGCAGACGCCCGAGTTCAAGCGGCAGGCGGTGCTGATCATCGATGACGCGCTCAACGCCGCCGAGGCGGTGCGCGACGCCAAGCAGGCCAAGCCATGACTACCGAGCCGGGGCAACGGCGGGCTGGCAAGCGCGGCAAGCTGCCGCCGCGTCCCGACGCCATCAGGCTCAAGCTCGGCGATTATCTCAAGCGCGACAAGCTGCCGGAACTGCCGCCGCGGTTCGGCCATGTCACCAATATCCCGCCCGGCCGCCACGGTTGGGGGATGTTGGGCAACGACGTGGCCGGCGACTGCGTGATCGCCGGGCGCTGCCACGAGATCATGGTCGACGCGCTGGCGACGCAGCGGCCGGTGCCGGACTTCTCGCCCGGCTCGGCGCTGGCGGCCTATTCGGCCTGCCTGGTCTATGGCGGCGGCCAGCCGTGGAACCCACGCGATTCGACAACCGATACCGGGCTCGACATGCAGGCGGCGGCCAAATGGTGGCGCGATGTCGGCCTGACCGACGCCGACGGCAAAGTCCATAAGATCGACGCCTATGTGGCGGTCGAGACCGTCGACGACGTCCTGATGGCGACCTATTTGTGCGGCTCCGCAGGGGTCGGCCTTGCCCTTCCGGCGACCGCTGAGACGCAATTCGAGGCCGGGCAGGTATGGGACG